AAAGCAAAAGAAAAATAAAAAACAAAAAAACTATCCCATTAAATATAAAATCTTTAGGCAACAAGATTGAATCTTACCCATTCGTAGAAATAACGTGGCTTGATATCGAGGGTGATGCGGGTTGGTCCAACACAAAAGATTTAAACAAAGAAAAATTACCGACATGTGTATCTAAAGGATATCTGTTAAGTCAAAGCAAAGGTATCACTAGAATATTTAGTGATTATATCTTGTCTAAAGATAACCCTACATTTGAAAACATAGGTAGTACTACAATTATTCCAACTTCTGTAATTCAATCTATTAAGAAAATTAATTAAGCTAAAGGTAATTTAGGTTTGATCTCGTTAGGATCTTGATCTGTCTCTTCTTTTACTTCTAAGATTCTAGAGTTATCATCTACGATATTAGCAATTCTATTGTCTAATTCTTCTTCTGTTAAGTCTTCAACCTTACCTGTTCTAATAATCTTTTGTTCTATGTAAAGACCACCAACTTGACCTCTAGCTTTCTCTGCCACTGTGGCAGCAGAATATGATCTGTCTTTTAATGCTTGATCTCTAATTTTACCGAGCTCAGTTAAGTGTCCACCGTAATTGATACCGTATTTTTTATTACGTTCTTCTTTTAATTCTCCAATGTACTTAACAACGTGAGGAAATAGTTTTGGATTTTGCAGTCTACTAGCTTCGACTCTTGCTCCCAGTGTATTCTCTGTTTCAGTATTACCACCAGAATAGCCAGCTTCTAATGCACATTCATAGGCGTATTTACGGCCTTCAAAGTACACCAATAACTCTGCAAACTTCATTTGCATAGGTGTGAGTCTAGCAGGTAATCCTGGTTTCTTCTTTTGTGGTTTATCCATAATTGACAATATAAATATAATGTCTTATAAAGTCAAACATGAAAGACGAAGATAAAACCTACGAAAATGAGGTTAAACATTCTATAAAAGAAGACAGAGGCAATGGTGATCTTACCTTAGTCATTGATATGTTGACTAAACAAAAAGAATTTTTACAAAAAAAGTGTAGAGAAGCAGGGCAAGTCATTGATGGATTAAAACAAGACATTGATAGATTGTCTGAAGAAAATGATAATCTAAGAACAATGATAGGAAAAGATAATGCTGAAAGGTAGAGATTTAATGCCAATCCTAGAAAGATTTCTAGGACCAAAGATGAAGGCAAGTGTAGCTCAAGATGCTCGTGTACAAGTACGAACACCAGACGGAAGATATTTTGATGTTCAATCAATTAATTTAGTTGAAAATAAAATTTTAGGTGCTAGAGAGACACATCGTTTAGTGATAAATACACACCAAGAACTGGCTCCAATGGGTAAACCAAAGCTAATTTTGTAAGCAGCTGTTAGCATCATTACTTGATGAAACCTGAAACAAAATTATGGCATGATCTTAAAAATATTACACCGACTATTTCGTGGACTAGACTTGAAAATACTAGCGTATTGGGTACTCCCGATCTATTGGGGTATAATACTTCTGGCAAGTTTTTCACTGTTGAACTAAAGCTAACATCTGCTAACAAAATTAATCTTTCACCTCATCAAATTAGCTTTCATTTAAGACATCCGCAGAATAGTTTTATCATTGCCAGGCACAGGACTCATGGTGCCTGCAAAATGTTTCCAGGTACTAGTATCCTGCAGCTTGTTGCTTGTGGCTTTAAGTTAGATGAGGCTTGTTGCTTGTCGCTTGATGCTTGTGGCTCGTATCTTGATTGCTTGTAGCTTGAGGCTTGTAGCTTGTAGCTTGAGGCTTCCTAAATATAGGCGCCTGCGACTTGCGACTTGTTGCTTGTGGCTTGTCGCTTTTATCATATTTCCATTTCCATTTATGATCTTGAAAAAACCACATTAGAATCTTTCTAAACTGGCGAGCTTAGTGCTTGCCATAACTTACGTTAGTTATATCTTTATTCCAACAAGCTCGACAGTCAAGACACTTGCCACCCTGAGAAGGTGCCAGGCAGCTGGCGCTTCCATCAGTCACCACCGTTGAGCTATGGGTCCAGGCGTTGCCTGCTGTCCCGTCAACCTTCGCAGCGCTTAATCTTATAATTAAATTTTTGGGCACGTCTGCAGGATCTGGCAAATATTGCCGTTCCTGTGTTGGCAGCCAGTGCTGTGTGTCAGGGGTGAGCTTGCATACTTCTATAATTTTTTGCATATGCTCTGAGCTCTGCAGGTCGCCGGCGTCATGCCACCTGAACCACTTCTGGCGCTTGATTTGTACCGCCATGGCCTGGACCCAGTCAGGATGGGTTATAGCGTCCAGCCGCCTGTATTGTGCTTCTTTTATTGCAGGGTATCGGACATAGTTATTTTTTAAAGCATAGCAGCCGTAACACGGTGAGGTCTTAACCTTCCTGAGCTTGCTTCCTGTTTGGCAAGCCCACGCCGGCAAGCTGTAACTAAGGCCAGGCATCTTGCTGGTACGTGTTAACGACTCAGTTATTTTTTTTGCGTCTTTTACTTTCATTTTATCCTTTCTGTTTTACTATCTTATAAAGTCTTATAATTAAATTGTCAAGTACCCCCAGCAGCCACTTGTTGCTTGTTGCTTCCTGGCTTGTTGCTTGTTGCTTGTAGCTTATTTTTTTTCTTAATTTTAAACACAACCTACAGTAGCATTTTGGGTGGTACTGATAATAAGGCGCCAGCAAGCTGCTGGCGCCTTGCTTGTTAATTTTATTTGCCATTGTTTTTATAATAGCCCTTATTTTCAATAAGGTCACAGATAGCTTTAAACTCTGCTGGGCCATCGTGTTGAATAGGATCCCATCCCTTAGCATTAATTTTACAGATCTTTAAAATTTCTTTTAATTTTTCTTTATCTGTCATTAAAACCCGCCACGCTCTAGAGCTTGTAACATTGCATCCTGATCAACAGCTGATGGCTGCCCCGTCACATTGTGCCAGGTTCCATCTCTATTGACTTTTAAAATGTCAGTAGCATAGACGCTGCCGGCTTCAGAGAACATGCCAACTTCTTCACCATTTGACCAAATCAAAATAGTTTTTTTTAGGCCTTTCCCTTGCTTTGGACTTTCCAACAGCTTACCGCTGATGGGTGTTCCTAGCTGCTTGCTCAGGATCTTATCCCCTTTTTTTAGATCTTTATATTCCATGTTTTATCCTTTCGTTAATTATTAATCTTATAAAGTCTTATAGTTTAAATGTCAAGCGTTAACAGGTGAGCTCGCTGCTGGCTTGTTGCTTGTTGCTTTTTTGAATAAAAAAAAATAAAGAGACAGCAAGCTGCTGGCTGCCTGCTTGTTGCTTGTTGCTTTTTATAATAAAAAAAAATAAAGACTCAAGCGAGCTTGCTGGGGTCCTGGTACTAATTATTTTTAGAAGCTGTAAATAATGACTCAGCAAGCTCACCTGGACCCTTAGTAATTCTTTTTGAATATTGGTGATGTCAGTAGAGCTCCACCAGGACCTGGTACTAATTATTTTTGCTTGTGGCTTGTTGCTTGTATAAATCATAAAAAATTGGCAAATTTAGAATCGTTCTAATCTATTTTTTTTCGGTTAGGCTAGTTGATAAGACTAGCCTAAAAACGAAAGCACCGAGAATAATCTCGGAAAGTCCTATATAATAAGCTTGACTATAATTACAATAGCCTTATAAATTTAACCTTAACGAAAGGAAATAAATATGAGTAGAATAAGACTAAATAATGAAAAGCGAGATAAACTTTTTAAAGTTGCTCGTAATTTCAGAATGAATGATACTACTGATGTTAAACTTGAAAAAATGCGTCAAGCCAAAGAGAATTGTGATAATGACTTGCCAAAGTTTTTTCAGATTGCAAAAGATATCGTTCAAAGGGCATATCCAGTTGAGCATTGTGATACATTAAATTATTTCAAGGGGTTGTATGGTTCCCCTTGTGATGTTGTTGCAAAAGACAGTTGTTATTATTTTGCATATACAGATCAAGATAATGTTGATGACAATGGGCAACCCATAGAGAATAAAAAACATTTTGACTTTAAGTTAAATGGTTCTCTAAATGGTAGTGAGTATAATCGTGATAATGATTTTGCTTATGCCTATTATCGTGATGAGTTAATTGCGAATGATTGCAACCCAGATATCAAGATTGAGCAAGAGGATAATCAAAACAATCCACACTTAACAAAGCATGTTGATAAGTGTGATAAGTTTTTGGGGTTCTCTAATCATAATGATAACGATATTTCACTTGCGAGAGATTGGCAAAATAAATATCAAGTTGATGTCATTGGAACTTCTTATTGTCGTTCTCGTTCTATTGCTTGTAATTACGAGGAATTTCAATCAATGGAAAAAATGCTCGTTTGTAAATCCGAACTTGTTAGAACTCATAATGATTTTATCAAGGGTGTAATTGCTGATATGAATGATGTTAAGGGTGTTTTAAAAGAAATGAAATACCTAGAGGGGGGTGTTGAATTCGTGAATGAATTTGCACAATCTAACATTGTTGATGAGGCACAAATTATCAGAAGTGAGGGCATGGGATTGACTATCTATAACCCAGAAAATGCACTTCAAAGGATAATGGAAAGAAGAAAGGCACAACCTACAAGAGAAGAAAAAATAGCAATAGCCTTAAAAATGCAACAAGATAGTGCATTAAATTAAGTATATTGACAATCTGGGATATTTCAATAATATCCCAGATAACGAAAGGATAAAAAAATGGATAAACTAAAACACGATACATTAAACATTGGGGATAGGTTTAAAATTTCTTTTACACCTAAAACTATGAATGATGACATTTTGGAAGAATGGCAAATGCAACCAACTTTCAGAAATGCAATTTGGACTGAGGATTGTCTAATTGATAAGCATAAGACAAAAGGTCATAACTACATTAAATATTTTGATTTAATGAGAGATGATATACGAACTGCCTCTACTGAATATGGTAGAGCATTTATAACTTTAAATGGCAAAAGTTATATTTTAAATAAACACGATAACCTAAACGAAAGTGAGAATGATAATGAGTAAAAAATACTTTGTAATAGAAATAACAAACTGGTCGCATGGTAAAGGCTATACGATAGCAAAAGAAAAAATGTTTGATAACTTACAAGACGCATCAGAAATTTTAGTTGCGTTAAGTAAATTGCAATCTTTAAATTCTGGGGGTTGTGATAAGACTTATCAAATTCAAGAGGTTTCACACATGGTTTTAAATGATGAACCTTTAATATTAACTAAAGATATGGAAGTAGTTGAAAATGTATAATATACTTTTATATTCTGGAATCTCCCTAATTGTAGGGGGGTTCCTTTTGTTTCTTTTTTGTGAAATGAAAGAAAGAGAGATTGACAGAAAGTTAGCTGAAAATCAAAGGTTCATTGACGCATTGTTAAGAACTCAACAATTACAAAACATAAGAAAGGATATCAATGAAAAATCCAAAACTTGAAACAATATCTTTTGACACGATTGCAAAAGCTGTCAAAAATTGTACTGATATAAAGTCCAATAACTTTTTAACATGGAATGATTTTGATGTTTCAGATGAGGCTACTTTCTGGTCAAAAGAAACTATGTATTATATGCCTAGTGATGAGGAACGAGGACACTTTACAAAAGATGAAGTTGATGAGGCTATTGAGGAAAGTCAAGAGGCTATCAAGTGAAAGACTACTGTCAAAACCCTTTATGCTATCAGTATGATACAAAGGATAGAATAAGAGGTGTAAAAGGTAGCAAGGTCTATCAAAATAGATTAGTGAGTAGCACCTACTATCATGGTTGTTGCACATTAAGATGTTTAGATGATTACTTAAATATTTATATGGATAGATTTATAAATTATATTGGTAGACTAACCGAAACACCCACACGCCCAATAGATACTAATTATGATTGGGCAACCATTAGAGATAATCTTAAAAGATTAAAAGACAATCAATAACTTGTTGCGAGGGGCTTGTTGCCCCTCGCTTTTTTTCTGGTACCTCATAGAGGTACCAGAGTGATTTCCAAAAAAGTAAAGTACGAAGTACATTAATACTTATTATATAGTTAAGTAACTTAATATATGTGTATATTATGTTGATTTAGACATTTAATCAGAGTAAAAACGTTTCCACCCCCATAAGGTTATTTATGCATGATATAAAAAATATTATAAAAAATTTAAACGTTTCCGAACTACCTCCTGAGACCAGACGAGAATTAAAAAAATATTTAGTACAAAAAGATATTAAACAAAAGCATTCTTTAATTAAGAGTGACTTTATGCATTTTGTCAAACACATGTGGCCAGACTTTATAGAGGGAGACCATCATAAAATTATTGCAGAAAAATTTAATAATTTAAAATCTGGAAAGATTAAGAGACTCATTGTGAATATGCCACCCAGACACACAAAGTCTGAGTTTGCATCTTTTCTACTACCCGCCTGGATGATTGGTAACAGACCAAAATTAAAAATAATTCAAGCAACTCACACAGCTGAACTTGCTGTAAGGTTTGGTCGTAAGGCTAAACACTTAATGGATAGTGAAGAGTACAAAGAAGTTTTTCCAACTAGACTACAAGAAGATAGTAAAGCCGCTGGTCGCTGGCAGACAGCACAAGGGGGCGAGTATTTTGCAGTAGGTGTCGAGGGTGCAGTTACTGGTCGTGGTGCTGACCTATTAATTATTGACGACCCACACTCAGAACAAGATGCAATGAATGCTAAATCTTTAGAGCGTGCTTACGAATGGTACACCTCTGGTCCTAGACAAAGGCTTCAACCTGGTGGAATGATTGTACTGGTTATGACAAGATGGAATACAAAAGATTTAACAGGAATGTTACAGGCTGCACAAAAAGAACCTAAAGCAGATCAATGGGAAGTTGTAGAATTTCCTGCAATCTTACCATCTAATAAACCTGTTTGGCCAGAGTACTGGGAACTAGAACAATTGTTAAATGTTAAAGCATCAGTTGCACTTCCAAAATGGAATGCACAGTATATGCAAAACCCAACATCAGAAGAAGGTGCTTTGATTAAAAGAGATTGGTGGAAGAAGTGGCCAGAGGATAGAGGAATTCCAAACTGTGATCATGTCATACAATCTTACGATACAGCTTTTTTAAAAAGAGAGTCTGCTGACTTTAGTGCAATTACAACGTGGGGTATTTTTCGTGAGAATGAAGACTCACCTCACCAATTGACTTTTCAGCCATTACCACGTGGGGTGTGTTTAGAGAAAATGAAGATACAAAACCCTGTATGATTTTACTCGATGCAGTTAAAGAAAGATTTGAATTTCCAGAACTAAGGCGTGAAGCATTAAAATTATATAAATACTGGGAACCTGAAACTGTACTAATTGAGGCTAAGGCTGCTGGATTGCCATTAACATATGAGTTAAGAAATATGGGGATACCTGTAGTCAATTTTACTCCGTCTCGTGGAAACGACAAACATGCTAGAGTTAACGCTGTTGCCCCATTATTTGAAAGTGGTCAAATTTGGGCACCTACTCATTTACAATTTGCTCAAGAAGTTATAGAAGAGTGTGCATCATTTCCTTTTGGAGATAATGACGATTTGGTGGATAGCACAACTCAAGCGGTAATAAGATTTAGACAAGGAGGATTTTTGAACCACCCAGAAGATTATAAAGATACTCCAAAACTAATAGATACAAAACAATACTATTAATGAAAAACCCAACTCTAGTTAAAAACATGAAAAATGTTAAATGGAAAGAAATCCCTCCAATCAAGGGACCTGACGCTAGAGGCTTGATTAAACAACCAAAAGAAGATAAACAAGATAAACTGGAGAAAATAAATGGCAGACGTAGATAAATCCTTACCGAATGTAAGACAAAATATAACCGTTCCCTCGGATGAAGAACAAATGGAAGTAGATACTGCCATTCAGGAATCTATGCCTGATCCAAATAGTACCGAGATTACAGAAAACGAAGATGGTTCAGTTGATATTAATTTTGAACCAGGAGCAGAAGCACCAGAAGGTGCAGACAATCATTACGCTAACTTAGCATCCTTGTTGCCAGATTCTATCCTCGAGCCTCTAGGATCTGAGTTGTATGCAAACTACACAGATTACAAAGAGTCAAGAAGAGAATGGGAACAATCTTATAGTAAAGGTTTAGATCTTTTAGGATTTCAGTTCGAACAAAGAACAAGACCTTTCCAAGGAGCATCAGGTGCAACCCATCCAGTTTTAGCTGAAGCAGTTACTCAGTTTCAAGCACAAGCGTATAAAGAATTATTACCAGCGAATGGTCCGATCAGAACTCAGATACTAGGACAAGCTACACCTGAAAAGCAGGATCAAGCAACTAGGGTCTCTAACTTTATGAACTATGAAATCATGAATGTAATGAAAGAGTACGAGCCAGAGTTTGATCAAATGTTATTTTATTTACCACTCGCAGGTTCAACATTTAAAAAAGTTTATTATGACGATTTACTGGGACGGGCTGTATCAAAGTTTGTTCCTGCAGATGACTTAGTCGTTCCGTATTCTGCTACCTCATTAGAAGATGCGGAAGCGATCTGTCATATGATAAAAATTTCAGAAAACGATTTGCGTAAACAACAAGTTGCAGGATTCTATAGAGACATAGAATTATTTTCTCCTTACGCAGAAGAATCTGAAGTCAAGAAAAAAGAAAGAGAACTAGAAGGAACAAGAATGACCGGACAACAAAAAGACAACGCTATGTATACGTTGATCGAATGTCATGTTGATCTTGATTTAGAAGGTTTTGAAGATAGAGGTGAGGACGGAATACCAACAGGTATAAAAGTTCCTTACATCGTAACCATAGATAATGGCTCAAGAAAAGTTTTATCTATAAGAAGAAACTATAAGGTAGACGATCCAAAGAAAAATAAAACTCAATACTTTGTGCATTTTAAATTTTTGCCAGGTTTAGGTTTTTATGGTTTTGGATTAATACACATGATCGGTGGTCTAACAAGAGCAGCAACAGCTGCCCTTAGACAATTGATCGATGCTGGAACACTCTCCAACTTACCAGCAGGATTTAAACAAAGAGGTATCAGAGTGAGAGATGATGCCCAGTCACTTCAACCAGGTGAGTTCAGAGATGTAGACGCACCAGGTGGAAATCTAAGAGACGCTTTTATGCCGTTACCATACAAAGAACCATCACAGACTTTATTACAGTTGATGGGTATTTGTGTATCGGCTGGACAGAGATTCGCATCAATTGCTGACATGCAAGTTGGTGATGGGAACCAGCAGGCCGCTGTTGGAACAACTGTAGCTCTTTTAGAACGTGGTTCAAGAGTCATGTCAGCGATCCACAAGAGACTGTATGCATCAATGAAAAATGAATTCTCATTATTAGCTGATGTCTTTTCAACTTATTTACCACCTGTATATCCATATGATGTAATCGGTGGTAACAACGAAGTTAAACAACAAGACTTTGACGACAAGATAGATGTTTTACCTGTTGCAGATCCTAATATATTTTCTTCAACGCAAAGAGTATCTATTGCACAAACAGAATTACAGCTGGCACAGTCTAATCCACAGATTCATAACTTGTATGAAGCGTATAGAGACATGTATGAAGCAATTGGTGTTAAAAATATTGACACAATCTTGCCACCACCTGCAAAACCAGCTCCAAAAAACCAAGCACTAGAGCATATTGATGCTTTAGCTGGAAAACCTTTCCAAGCTTTTACAGGACAAGACCACCAAGCCCACATTTCTGCGCATTTAGCGTTTATGGGGACGACAATGGCGCAAAATAACCCTGTAATTATGACTTCATTGGAAAAAAACATCTTTGAACACATAAATTTGATGGCAGATGAGCAAGTTCAGCTAGAATTTAGAGATAAAATTGCACAAGCACAACAAATGGCGCAACAAATGCAACAAGATCCTCAAATGCAGATGCAAATGCAGTCTAATCCGCAAATGCAACAGCAAATGCAGCAACAACAACAGCAATTAGAGTTAGAAATAGAATCTCGTAAGGCTGTTTTGATTGCAGAGATGACCGAAGACTTTGTTAAAGAGCAAAAAGAAGCAATCGGCATTTTAGGTAACGACCCACTTGTAAAATTAAGAGCAAGAGAGCTTGATCTTAAGGCACAAGACAATATGAGAAAACAAAAAGAAGATGATGCTAGATTAAACTTAGATAAAATGAAAACTTTAATGAATCAGAATCTTCAAGAAGATAAGATGGAACAGCAAGAAGATCTTGCTATTTTAAGAGCAGCGACCTCTATTGAAAAACAAAAAATGTCCAATAGAGCTAAAATGAAAAACGATAAAATGAAACAACAAGATGTAAGAATATTGAAAGGACCACGGAGTTAATATGGCAACAGAAAAAAGTTCAGTTAATAAAGCAGGTAATTATACAAAACCTACTATGAGAAAAAAAATATTTAACAGAATAAAATCACAAGCTTCACATGGCACAGGTGCAGGACAATGGTCAGCGAGAAAAGCTCAGGCTCTTGCTAAAGCTTATAAAAAAGCGGGGGGAGGATACAAATCATAATGGCACTTGCAAAATCACAAAGATCTCTCAAAGCTTGGGGTGATCAAAAATGGACTACGAAGTCTGGTAAAAAATCTTCTGAAACAGGTGAAAGATATTTACCAAAAAAAGCTATTGAAAATATGTCTTCACAAGAATATGCTTCTACTACTAAAGCAAAAAGAGAAGGTAAGAAAAAAGGCAAACAATTTGTTAAACAACCAAAATCTATTGCTAAAAAAACTAAAAGTTACAGGAGTTTTGCGTAATGATAACTACTCGTGGAATGGGTGCTGTTAGACAGCAGTTTAAAAGAGGAGGCTCACCAGCTTGGACTAGAAAAGAAGGTAAGTCAGAATCTGGAGGACTGAATCAAAAGGGACGAGATAGCTACAACAAAGCTAATCCAGGATCAAATCTAAAAGCTCCCCAACCCGAGGGTGGATCAAGAAAAAAATCCTTCTGTGCTCGGATGCGTGGGATGAAAAAAAAATTAACGTCAGCTAAAACAGCTAACGATCCAGATTCAAGAATAAATAAATCACTTCGAAAGTGGAAGTGCTAATGCCATTCAAATCAGAAAAACAAAGAAGATATTTATTTGCTAACGAACCCGAGGTAGCAAAAAAATTTGCTAAAGATTATAATATGGGTGGTGTTGCTTCTATGTTTAGAAAAAGACTAGCAGATGGTGATGATCCGTTTTATGACGCTTGGAAAAAAGTTTATGAAACTAATCCTGATGCAGCATCAATGAATGAAAAGCATGATGAGTATTTAGAAAAATATACTTTAGAAATGTCTACACAAACAAGTGAAGCACCTACAGAAGATGTAGAACAAACAACAGATCCAATGTTGAATTTGTTTTCAGAAACTGATGCATTAAATAATGATCAAGCTTTAACAACTTTATTTGCTAAAGAAGAACCACAAGGTATTATGGCAGCTAAAGGTGGGAGAATAGGTTTTAGGGGTGGTGGACAAGATGCATCATCAGATGATTTTGGTGGAAGTACTAGTAGTGGTGATCAAGGAGAAACTTCTTCTGATTCTGGTTTTAGTGGTGGAGATACTAGTAGCAATAATAATAATAATAATGATAACAATTCACCTGATACAGGAGGTCACTCAAGATTTGATGTTGGTTCTGGATATTATGGAGAAGAAGTAACTACTAGCAGTGATGATGGCAGTGACGATTACAAAGACCCAATCCTAGATATGGTAGGTAAAAAAATTGTAAAAGATCCAACAACAGGAGCAGATATTGTTGTAGATTCAAATGCTGTTTTGATGAAAGAAAAAAAATTAAAAATGTCAAAAGGTAAAAGACCTGCAGCATGGGTTGATCCAGAAACAAAAGCATATTATGATAATTTAGATAAATACATTGCTGACAACACAGGGCTTCTGTCTTCATACAATATTGAAAAAGAATTAACAAATTTTATAATAGATCAAATACCTGTTATTGGAAGATTTATTCCTGATCAATATCCTAGTAGAAATATTAATTTTGAAAAAATAGGAAAGTATGAAGTACCTGGTTCTGATTTAGGTTTTTATGATCCTGATGAATATCCAGAATTTTATAAGGATGGTCCAGATGAAAAAGAAGATAATGATGGACCTGTAAATCTAATTACTGGAGAAGTTAGTGAAGATGTTGCAACAGGGCAAATTGATCTTATGAGTGCTCTTGATAAGATTAGGGCTAATCAATTAAGAAGAAAAGGGTTAGTAGAAGATGGTATTATACAAGATAATGAAACCATGGAACTAGCATCTTTGCCTAAAACAAAGGAAGAATTCAAATTAAATAGTGGTGGACTTGCAAATTTATTTAGAGTAAAAACACAGTAATAGGAGAAAACATTATGAGAAATGATTTTGGATCAAGACCTTATTCAGAAAGATTCCCATACGGTAGTAAAGATGGGTCATCTAAGAAACAAGGTTACAATGACAGATTAGACGAGTCCCTAGGTGCTAGAAACGGAGCTAAATCGCAAAGTCTAAAAGCTAGAAGAGATGAATCTAAAGGTATGGAAAAAGCATCTGGTAACAGAGCTTATTCTTCTGTATCAACAATGGATAAATAATTATGGCTAACACTAGAAGAATGAACAGACTGGAAGAACTTGGAAGAGTTGATTCAGAAAAAGCGTTTACTAAAAAAGGTAAAAAAAATTTAAAAGCTGAAAAGAAAAGAATTGTTAAAGAACTAAAAGGTGGCGGAATGTCAACTCGTGGTTTAGGAAAAGCTTTTAGAGGGGGAGGATTAGTATAATGTCAAAAGATTGGACAATCGGTTCTGGATATTGTGAAGAACCAAAAGTTACTGTAGGACCAGGAATTACAAAAGATGGGTCTGCAACAGGTGGAGTTGAAATTGAAGCAACTAATCCACAAGAATCTCAAACAGTACAAGTTAAAGGAACTAAAAGAATGTTAGCTTCCAAAAGTAAAAAAGCTACTTGGTATTAGATTATGTGGTTAAGTGCTATTAAATTAGCAGTTTCTGCTGGATCAAAAATTTACGCTAACAAGCAAAGAACTAAAATGGCTATGTCGGATGCACAGTTAATGCATGCTACAAAAATGGCCGAAGGTAAGGAAGCTTACCAAGGAAAACTTTTAGAAGCTAGGCAAAACGATTATAAGGACGAGGCAGTTCTCGTGGTGCTTACATTGCCCATAGCGGTACTTGCATTTTCAGTTTGGTCAGATGATCCAGACGCAATGACAAAAGTAAATGTGTTCTTCGAACATTTTGCAGCACTCCCGAGCTGGTTTACAAATTTGTGGATTCTTGTCGTGGCGAGCATCTATGGCATTAAGGGAACACAAATTTTTCGTAACAATGGTGGTAAAAAATAATGGCTTGTG